TTACCACCTAGTGCACCAAACGCCGGTCCTGCAACTGCAGTAAGCGCCATCGGTAGTGCCATTTGCACTATTGGGTTCTTCATTAATTTACTTAAAAATCCCATACTATCTTAATAAACTCGCTATTCCGCCACGGTTTGCTGCCATGTAATCGTCTGGATCTAAACCTGCTTCTATCATTTTTAATATTGTTCTGTAATCTGAAGGATCAACTGCTGCATCTTCCATAAATGGAGAAAAAGGTGAAGGCATTGGTGCCGGCATTGGCATATCTCTTCTAAAATCAAATTCTCTATTTGGTGAAGGCATTGGCATTGGTCTTGGCCCTAATCCTGGTGGAGGTCTAAAAGGTTCCATTGGTCCTGGCATTGGCATTGGCATTGGTGCCGGCATTGGCACAGGTCTTGGCATTTGAAATGGCATATCCTCTGGACTAAATCTAGGCATAGGTCTTGAAGGCATTCTGTTGTTTGCTATTTCTACACCTGGTTGTCTGTTGCTTGATAGTCTATATCCTAATGAAGGACTACTCCTTCTTTCTTCTGGTTTTCTAAATGCCATTACGAACTGCCTCCGAATATGTCTGGCAATTTGTTAACTTGAATTGCCACATCGCGTTTAATATCTTCTTTTTTTGTGCTAGTTGCAGGGTCATTTATATCATCATCTGCTTCTTTTTCATCAGCATAGACTTTCCCTGTAGTTGCGTGCTTTATGACAGTATTTGTTTCTACGTCAATTTTAGGAATTGTACTTCCTGCAATCACGGTAATGTCGTCTTTTATAGCCATTTTTTATCCTTTATGCAATGATTAACTTATCTCTAACACACTAAGAACAACATGTAAATCATTAGCGTTTTCTGCTTGTATTTTGATTATCTCTGATTCTTTCGCTATTAAAGGTGCGAGAGAACTAGTAGAAGAATCGGCAGAAACCTGGCTTGAATTACCTGCAGCTAAAAGCTCTTGTGTTGTTTTACTCTCTATATCTCTACTTAATTGTAGAGTGAAACTTGTGCTATCTGTATCTACTAAATACAAAGATACCTCACAATTATTAGAAGCATCGACATTAGCCACACGCACAGACTTTATTATAGCTGTTGTTTGTGCAGGCACAGTATACAATGTTGTTAAATTTGTCGTTGATAAAACTACTTTATAATTTGTGTATACGTTTGCCATTACGATAAAAACCAAGTTACAGCTTCAGATTCATCTCTAAGTGGTTCTGAAGTATATGTGTTATTTAGTGCAAAAATTAATTGTTCTAATGTTTGTACCATCTGTGCCATTTGTGATTGATCATACTCTTCTCTTGCTTGTGGTATTATAGGTATTGTTATTTTAGTCATTAGATTCCTGGACCTGTGTTTTGTTGCGATTGATAATCTGCAAGGCTTGCAATTCCAGATTGATTAAGCCCTCCAACTGCAGATATTCCTGTATCATCAAATTGTAACCTATCACCTATTCCGTAAGTATCAAGAAACTTTCTAAAGTCACCAAAACCAGTGCTAGATCCTGGCGCCATGGCTTCACCCATAAAACTGAAACCACCACGCATATCTGCTGTATGCATATTACTGCCCATTCCACCTCGTAAGTAGTTACTGTATTCACTCATAATTCCTGCTCTATCTGTTAAATCTAAATTTTCATTTCGTACGTAAGGAGAAAAATTTGGATCTATAATTCCTGGTCCACCAGGTAGTGATGGACCATAATATTCATTTTGACCATTTGGATCTATAATTCCTGGTCCACTTATTATTTCTGGCATCCCACCAGGTGGTGGTTTAATAGGCTGTATTCCACCAGGCGGTGGAGTCATTTGAGGAGGAATAGGTTGTGTAGGTTGCGTAGGAGCAAGACTTGCTATTCCTTCCAAAGGTTCTTTATTTAACCCTTCCATAATTGGATTCATGTAAGATGGATTATAATACATTAGCCGCCTCGCATGCCGTCTGGTTTACCGTCAACTCTAAGTGTGCCGTAGCGCCACTTATCATCAACAGCATCACTTGATACACGCAGTGCAAGTTGTCTACCTCGTATACGTGTGTCTTGTTTTGTTGTGCTTGTTGTTATAGTAAAAGGTCCGTGTGTTTTTTGTGTGGCCGATGGATATGGTCTTGACTTTACTGTTACATCTACCTCACCTGTTTGATTTTTAAAATCAGGTATAAATCTAGATACAGATAAAAATTGATCACCATCACCAACATCAATATCACCTGATTCTATATGACAATTCATTGCTGCACCATCATCGTTAACACCTTCTTCATGTAAATATATAAGTGTTCTTCCTTCTTTAACACCATTAATTGTAGATATAGTATTAGTGGTAGCACCAGCTTCAAACTCTGCTGCGTATGGATTTGAATACACACCACGATCTGCCCAAGAGCTACGTGCTAATGTTCCTATATACCATATCTTTTCAGCATAATTGTATGTCACGTTTCTATCTACTTGTGTGGAATTCTTAGATGGATAAAACCATATTACTTCATTAAAATCAGAATTAACAGCACAGAATACGTCACCCAATGCGTTGTTGTTTATGTCATCAAAAACATAATCTTGCACACTACACGGTATTTTTTTAACCGCACCATCAAATAAGAAAAAAGAATCATTACCCATCCAGTATGCTATACCGTTTACATCTACTGCAGCATTGATACCTACAGCTCCACAGTTTGTACCTAGTTGTCTAAATCCAAAAGTAAAAGGTGGACCAATAAATTGCATTTGATACAAAGCAGTATCAGTGTAAATTAATATAACACCTCTAGATCTAACAGCTGCATTTATTTGATTACCATCTGTTAGTCTCTGTGACCCAGCTGTGTTAGTAGCGGTTGGTGTCCATGTTGCCGGATCTTCTTGATCTGAAAAACGTATAAACATATTATCTTGTGTAGATGATGTGCCTATGGTTGTTTCTGTTCCAAAACAAATAACGTGCCTATCATCACCAGATACTAACATAAATCTAGATCTAGTTGGCGCATTAGCAACATTAGTTCTTGCTGCTAAGTTACTTGATAATCCACTTGAAGTGTCCCAATAATAAAGGCTGCCATTAAATTGTTGTGCTAATACATCTTCACCCCAGTTATCTAAAGCCCATTTACCAGATTGTAATAAAACACCATCAGCACCTGTTAAACCTTCACGGGAAGAATCCCATGTTGATGCGTTCCAAGTACCAGCACCCCACCCATATCCATAGATAGATGTAGGTAACCCTGTGTTTATTTGATAGGTAGCGTTAGCTGTAGCACCAGTTGCATCAGAGCTAGCTGCAGCACCAGCAATTATTGTATAAGTATTACCAGTAGGAACTGTTTGTATCTCAAACTCACCTTGTAAATTTGCTGCTGATATACCTCCCACGGCACCACTTACACTAGCGATTGTAACAAAATCACCTATCAATGCACCGTGGCTAGAATCAGTTACAATTACAGAAGTAGATCCGTTTGTTGTTTCAAACTGTGTTACGTTTCCTGTGCCAGTAGCACGTGTAGGTGTGATGTCGGCGTAGTTACCCTCTGAGTATGCGTATAATTTTTTGTTTGTACCATATACAGCATAGTTTACACCTTTAAGATCTGAGTAAGTTAGTATAGCACGAGTAGCACCAAGCAATGCATCACTTGTTACTTTTTCCCAACCACCTATTTTTTCTGGTTGACCATAACGAAAACGAATATTATCGCCATCTACCCATCTACCTTCTGCACCGTACTCGGTGTTTTGTTTATCTATGCCTGGGGCAATTTGTAGTTTAGTTAGTGGCATAGAATGGTATCCAGTAATCTGTGCCGTTTATATTGACACGAATATGACCTGTTAGCGATCCTACACTTGTATCTGTGGTAATACTTTTTGTTTGATCTGATCCACTTGTGCCGTCAAATCTTATAAACTCTTGATCTGTATCATCTTGATCTAAAGTTAAACAAGCAACAGCTCCAGAAGAATTTGCTTGATTAATAGTTACAAGCGCACTTGTTGGAGAAGATGTTCCAAAACCTATTTTATCAGCAGAACCGTCGGCAAAGAAAGCGTGTGTTAATGTATTTGTTTCTATTCTAAAATCAAGAGACGCACTAGAATCATTAAATGTAAAACTACCGCCATCAAAGTCAACGTTACCAGTTGCCTTTACACCACCAACAACATCTAATTCAGTAGAAGGTGAGTTTGTTTTTATACCAACACGGTCGTTACCTGCATCTGTAAATAATAAGTTTGCATCGCCGTTACCTTCAATTCTAAAATCAAGGTCAGCAGATGATTCGTTAAATACAAACGTGCCTCCGTCAAGTGACACATTGCCAGCTACTGCTAATGTTCCATTTGCAGTTATATTACCAGCATCAGCCAACACATCAAACATGGTAGAACCATCCGTATATAAAATATGTTTTGATCCTGCTACAAGACTTGCTGCTGTTCCACCTGCAGGTTTAAAACCTAAAGTGTTGTTGCCCATGGTTGTTGCATTGTCAACAATGTACCATGTTTCCACAGCTTCACATTGTATTGTAGTATTGCCGGATAGTGTACCTGTTAATTTTATAATAGCGTTACTTTGTTCATCTGCTGTCGTACCGTCTGTTGCTGTTAGTGAATCTGTTGTACTTGCGATTGCTACAGATACGTAACCCTTAATTGCTGATTCTAATTTTTGTAAATTGTTATTTGTTTTAGTACCCCAAGATCCCGAGTTTTCACCGGTTGCCTGTAGTTCTAAATTTAATGCACTTGAAAATGTTGATGCCATTTTATCTCCTTAATCCGTTGATCCTGGTTCTACGTCTGTATATGTTGCTGTCATACTATCATCTATTTCACTCCAAATAAAGAAATCTGGTTCACCAACAGATAATGATATAAGATTTTGAAATGCTTCACCAAAAGCTGTTTCATCACCAATACTAAATGTTAACTGCCCAGCTGTTGTTACATCCACAGATGCAGTGCCTGTAACAGTTTCTGTTCCAATTGTAAAAGTTGAACCTAGATCTGTACCCGTTTGTGCAATTACAGCTGATCCTGTCACAGATTCATCACCTAAACCCGCAGTCATAGCTATACCTGATATAAAAGGTGATCCTACGTTTTGTACACCACCACCTCTAACAGAGGCTACGGCAAATTCAGCTATTGCTCCGTGTCCTAGTGACATTATTCTTTTGGATTGTCACTACGAACTTTATCACAGTGGTCTTTAAAAGTTGTTGTTCCATTTTTTTGGTCTTTATAAATCATTTCCATTTGTTCTTTCCAACTTAAATATTCCAATTTTCTTTTTTTATCCACTTTAGCATTGTTTTCAAGTTTAGTTGCTTCAGTTGCTAGTGCGTTTAATTGTGAATCTGTTGGTTTAACTTTATCTGATGCACCCCAATGTTTTATATATGGGCCTGCACCTGTGCCATCATCTTGCAGTTTTATTTCTTCTATAAAATCTGGTGTTCTCCCTAAGTATAATATTATTTTTTTATCTAAATTTTCCATTATCTTATTTTAAAACCTCCAAAAACTATATTAAGTACTGTGTCACTTGAACCACTAGCTTGAAAACCTCTAAAATCAACATAATCAGTTGCTGATAAAGCCGCCATGTGTGTTGAGTGAATTACTGGTCGTCTACTTGTTAAACCGCCCTCTGGTGCGTGTTCAGTTAAACTCCAGTTTGTTTCACTACCATTTACAAAAAAAACCGCAGCTGTTCTATTAGGGTCATAGTTGTTAATTCTAAATGCACCATACAAAAAGTAAAGACCATCTTGACCTGAGGGTATAGTAAATCTTCCATTTGATGAATCATAAGCTGTCCCATCATTATGAACTACTGATGTAGGAATAAGTTGAGTAGTTGTATTGTCAGAAAGAGTAGTTGCGGCAGCTTTATATGCAAAAAAACTAGGAGTGTTCATTATAAAATTTGCATCAATTCTTTTTAATGTTCCGCCATCACTTATAACAAATTCATCTGCTGTATCTGGAACATCATCTAAAGCTGTTGCTCCTGTAATACTTGATACATCAAAACCACCAACATAAGTTTTTATTCTTGATGCCGCAGTTTTTCTTAAAGTACCTCCTGCGCCATCATCAACAAGAAATAAATCTGCATCTGCTATGTTAGCTCCAATATCCGTTTGTCCTGTTAATAATGCAGTATTAAGTTTATCTGCTGTAACTGATGTATCAGCAGGTGTAATTGTTCCACCAACTGCTCCAGATATTTCTATAATGAAGATACTGGCACCACTTGCAGGTGCTGTGCTAAATGTAATTGATGCGCCACCACTTGCTAAAGTATAATCCGTGC